ACTATTAATACAACTAATAATTGCAGGTGTTTCCCCATTCTTATTTGGCAAATTGATTAAATCAGAATATTTTTTAATAGATAGTTTCATAGTATTAACACAATGATGTTTACATAAGTGGTGCAAAAATGAATTTCCATCATTATCCAAAATAGTCGGATCAAAATCATGTTCTAAAAATAATGGAATTAAATTTGGATTATGTATGGCATGAAATAATACAGGTGTCTCGTTGAAATCATCAACCAAATTAATTAATGTCGGATTAATTTGTAATATTAATTTGATAAGATCTTTTGTCATTTCTTTTGATTCATGATTTAATCTTATTTGGTGTAATACATTTTGATGATGTTCAAAAAAAACATTACATATTGTATTATCCATTTCGTACAAAAAATAGAATGATCTTATTTTGGATTTTTCCAGGCAATCCTTCAAATAATTAATTGCGACGTCAATATCAAATGTTACCATCTTGAATAAATCAATCTCTTGTGTCATTAGACAAGCATAATAAATTAAGTTTGTATCAAGTTTTTCATGTTTTATTAAAAAAGTTAAAATCTTGATAGAATTGTATTTAATAATAAGGTTAACAATGCTTGAATTAACTGTAATACCAATGTACTCTACATAATCAATCAACCAATCTGGATTATCATGTCTGATACAATGATCAATAACGTATGTATCAATGTCATCAACTGTTTTCGGAACATAATTTGTATCCTCGATATTATATGCATTGGGTGTATTAATTAAAAATGAATATATGTCTTTTAACTTTTCATGATAACCTAACATTTTAGCATAGAGAAATTGTGGTCTCCGATACTTGTGTTGATTAAAATGTATCAATATATGTTTCATTTGATTTAATATAATTGGATGTTGTTCTCTCATATATTTTTCTAAACAATATTCAATGCATGTTTTTTTTCCCAATTTCTCCACAGAATCATCATTTTTGGTTTTTATTTCGTACAATTTGTCAAAATCTTTCTGTTTTATTTTTGATGCCAGTTCAATATCAACTGACTCAATAATTTTTATTGGATGTGTCCTATTGTGATTCGGCAATCTATAAATATCAAGTGGATCATAAGGGAAATTATAGACTGGATCCCTAAAGGTTGAATCAAATAATGTTATGTGTTTTTGATATTCAATCATGAACATTGAACTAACATAAAATGTTCCATTAATCCATCCAATCCGTTTTAAATAATTATGCTGCAATAAAACATGAGCAGGTGATTTGTATTTTTTTTTGATCAAACATATTTTTCCACCATTAGTTTCAAGAGTATATTCAGCATCTGTTTCAGTAAATGCATCTAAATCAATTATATCTTTCCATTTTGTGGAACCATATCTGTATATGTATAATTCCTTACGAATGGGATAATTTTGTACACTATTAAAATAACTTCTAACATATGGACCTGTAACAATTATATCCTTTGCAGCATCATTGAAAGATATTCCAAATTCATCCAAGTTTAAATGTTTAATATGTGGAAACAAATCATTATTTATTTCATCCTTTTTCACTTTCCACAAAAACACAAAAGGATCTTCTAATAGACTTGAAGTCTTTGTTGATGAGAAAAATTTTTGTAGTGTATCTTCATAATTTTTAATAGATGATGCTAATTGATAATACTGATTAGTTCTTATTAGATCTGGCAAATTAATAGTTAGCAAAAAATGCTTGTTATTCGTTTTTTTTGATTCGTATGATGTACTCATAATATTTTTTATTGTCTTCTATCTTTAACTTGTAAAACTGTTTAGTTTGTATTGACGCAAATCAGAAAAACATCATTGATATCTTTTATACGATATCAATAACTTTGGACAATTTAAATTTTTATTCAATGGTTTTCAGAGTGACAACCATTCTTTTATTCAATGGTTTTCAGAGTGACAACCATTTCTTTTACTCAATGGTTTTCAGAGTGACAACCATTCTTTTATTCAATGGTTTTCAGAGTGTCATCCAATTTATCCAATGATTTAGATGTTACTACTTTTCTACCATCTGGATAAAATTGTTCTTCCACCATATTATTTCCATCAATTGTTCTTTTTCTTTTTGAAACATATCGTTTTCCATTGATTACTTTTTCAACACCACTAATTGTTTTTGATTTCTTTTGTCCACTATTATCAAAACTAGTAAATGATGATGAATATTTGCAATATGCACGATCATTTGTATGACTTGGTGTATCTGTCGGTAATTCTTTTTCTAATGATGCAAAATCTACTTCATCCATCTTGTTAAAATGTTTGTCAAAATCAGTGAATACCTTTCCAATCCTCTTTTCAAAACTATAAAAAGGATCATTATAGCCTGCAAAAAAAGGAAATGCGCGTGGGGTCATTCTTGGAACAATTTCATGTACATTATGTCTATCAAGTATCTTGTGGCGAGTCAAAGCACTATTCACTTTTGATTCAATTTGTGAATCAGTTGGATCGATCTTTTGTAACTCTGTCACATACTTTGCATAGCGTTCACGTGTTTCGTCCATCAGAAAACTGATCCAGTTAACTCATTATATTTTTAAATTTTTTATTTTAAGTATTTATAATTTTTTGATATCTATGATAAATGTATGTGTAAAACTCTGGCATATCATCCTTCATATTTTCTATATCAAACATGCTATCATACATAACCAACTTTTCATAATACTCTATATTTCCGGAAAGAATGGCATCTGATGTAAAACTATGAAACACTCTTTGCTTTGGCAAAAGACATGATGGAAACACAAATTTGTTCATATGGTGGTTTGTCGAGAAGAATTTTAAAAAATGCATAGTCAAATCAAAATTGTTAGATAGTCTTAACAACATTGGAATATGTGTTAGATTGAACTTATCTTTTATTTCTCCGGTTTGGTCATGATATCTGACAAGTTGTGATTTAGCAAATTCATAATCTTTCATACACAATGCATATGCAATAATACGATCAATAAGAAAATTTTCTAAAGGAATATCCAATCCTACAAAAGTCAAGTATACATCCTTAACAAATTGATAAATTTTATTATTCATACACATTTCCTGAAATTTTTTGTCATATTGTCGACTTGTGCACATACAAATTTGTACAAGTGGTACTTGACATTTAAGATTTTCATATCCAAAAGGTATGTAAAATGATTTCAAAAATGATTTTATTATTTCAATTGAAAAACACTTTGGATCAAATTTAAATCCATGATCTATTAGTTTTACTATTCTACTCATTTTTATTGTTCTATCTTGATGTGAAGCAAGATATAATAGTGACATATCTTTTGATTTTGCTATTGAAAATATTTTTTTTTGTGACACAATAAATCCATTTCCCCCAACCATATGTTGGTTTGTGTGTAAATTATAAAATAGCATTCCAATATCTACATCTGCCATATTGTAAATAAATTCAGCAGTTGATACTGCATATATGAGATCAATCTTAAAATATCCATTGAGAGTAATCCTAAAATGATGTGAATTGCTGTAACTTAATTCACCCATATTTTTGTATTCAGTTAATTCAATTGAAAGCATTTCACACAGATTGATTATAAATTGCTTATCTGCATCAATATCATCTACATGCAGCAAAAAATCAAGATCATTCTTTGTTTCATCAAATTCACCCAAAACTAGTCTCCATGAGGCACTTCCAGATAAATATGCCGGTCTAATTTTTTTTCTCAAATAATCAACAAAAATATTAACAAACTCTACAAGTTGTGGAGTTTTTGACACTATGTCAAATTTGAGCATTTAGTAATACAAATAAATATCTTTAGTAAACACAAATAAATATCATGATCAATTTTTTTAATGATTGCAATGTAAGAATGTATTATAGGCTATTGATTTTAAAAAGTATATGTGTTTACCACCATATAATCAATAAAATAAATAACAATGTAATAATTGTATGATGGACATTAAGTATTTTTATTCCGTCATGCAGTTCTTCATTGTCATTTATTTTATTGGTCTATCCCATCACATAAACCAATAAAATGAATAAATAAAAAAAACAATAAGAACAAATATAGTTCCTATTATTTATCATAATGTTGTTATTTTAATGATCTATTTTATTGTTCCATGTGATCGGCATTCATGTCTGTTCAATAAAAATCAACATTTGGTTTATAATAAAATTGTGTTTTACCTTGTGATATTCTTACGATGCAATCATTATTTTTTTTCACAAAAATAATTGATTTTTTTATTCTCAATAATGCATTATAAAGTTTATTCAATGAATATCTATTGAATGAGCAGTATTGATCTGGAAAGAGCATGGTATATCAAGTACCAACAGATAAAATTTAAGCATTCAAAATCGACATTGCTTGAACTTGATCCGATGAAGCGAACAATTTATCGCATCATCGGATTTATCAAACGACACTATCTAATGCAACCCATTAATATTCTACCTGAACAAGTATCAGAAATTCCACCCGAATACAGATTTAGATGTTGGCTCTATGACTCAGATGAAATATTCGCAATTAATCAATTTTTTGATTCTCTTGTGGCAGAGCAATCTGGCGACGACAAATATTTAGCAGATGTTATCAAGCTATCTCTTGAGGACGAAAAGAAAAAACAAATAGAATGCTTCAAAACAGAAGATTCAAGGGTTCCTGTTATGGTGGACTTGAGAATATATGGTGAAAACCCAAATACACCTGTCATGTTTAATGACAAGATGAGAATACTTGATGACGACACACAAAAATATATTGTTAAGAGCTGGAATAAAGTAAAAGACGGTTTGCAGGTTGAACGATTTAGACAAATGCTGGCTTGGTCAAAAACATTGGCAAAATTCTATGCATCTAAATGTGCATGATGTTTATGTTGAGGTACACTTTGGCTTGGGAAGGGCTGGCTGTGGAATACCAAGTTTCCTGCAGATCTTCTGCAGCTCTGATGCCTTAACAATTGCAGTGCCGTTCTCATAACTCTGAATTACTGACAGACCCATTGAGCACTCGTTTGCCAACTTCTGCTGTGTCCAATTCTTTGCTCGGCGCCCAGCCACAATATGCTCCTTGATTGACATATCTGCCCTAACAATTGATGGCAATGCACCCGGTGCATCGAGTACCTTCTTTGTGTCAGAAGACTTGTGCTTATCAGTAATCACAATATCTCCCTTACGGGCAGCATCTCGAACACTCTCATCTTTTGGCTTGATCCTGTGAATAGTAATTGGCTTCCAATCCTGATGCGACATAGGATGTATACTACCATGATATATTTTATGACATTCACAGAGTATTTATACTATCAATTTTTTTATTGACATTTTTGTTTCTGTTATGACAAATAAAAGAATACAATGATTAAATCAGAAGCAAAAAATGATTTTTGTTTTTGATTTTTTTTGTTTTGTTTTTGGGGGCATATGTGTGTGGACGAACCGACGTGATCTCAGAGCTCGCAGCATGAGCCATGACCTGGCATCGCCGCGCGGGCCAGTGTCAATCGGGCAACTGCCTCCAGGAAGCATGTGCGCGCTGGAGTCCAGTAGAGGTCCTTCATCTTCTTGACACGCTCCTGGAAGAGTGCGTCGTACCTGGGCTCGAGTAGGGTCATGAACCGAGGCATTATGTCCGTGGGCACGTACTGGAGCATCTGGCGCTGCTCTGATCCGACACACGTGATCACGAGCGCATCCATGTAGTAGTCCAGGAGGGAGCAACAGTTCCCAGTGATGCACCGATCGTCGACATCAGCTGTGATGGCCCACTTCTCATTGCCAAGGTTGTCGACCATGGCAAGTTTCCCCCAGTCAGGAACAAGACGCCCTCCCGCACGCAACCCAGATGCGATGGCCAGCAAGAGCTTCCTGCATAATGCTGGGTGGAGCATCACACTGGGTCTAGCAATGCTCCCGCACCTCTCCATGTTACTCGCAAAGGGGTCCTCGTGGGTCTGCTGGAACAGCGTCCTGTGACAATCACGTCCCCTCTCAGAGTTCACCTGGATGATACCGATGACATCGTCACCATGCAGGAAGGTCACGCGGGTTCCCGCGATGTGGGAACCGTGCGTGGCCGGCTGGGTAGTCGTGCGGCACATCAGGCTCTCCCCACTACTCATCGTCAGGGTCACGTCGGTACACGGGGGCACGTCCTCACACTCCTCATCTGCATCATCCTCGCAACAGTACCAGTGGGATACCCCGTCAGTGTTCCAGGGAGCCTCGTCCCGAAGAACGTGAACGAGCGCCGTGATGTTTG